AATTCTGATGAAGCATAAATTTCTTTAGCTTTTACCTCTTGTTCTCCAATGTTGGCAAAGGTTGGCCAGTAGTAGTCTAGTCTATCAAATTTATCTAGAGATTTGTGTAGTCCTTGTTGGTAGGCTGTGTCTGGTGTTACTGAAATAAGTCCGATGATCCATCCATGTTCTTCTACTTTATAGCTAAACTCGTTTCCTCCTGATACTGAAATACCATGTCCTGCCATTTGTCCTACAGGCGCTGTGGTTTCTGCTGTACTAAGTACTTCGCTAATTACCATTTTACCTTTTGAACCGCCTAGGTATTCTGGTCGTTGAAGTCTAGCATCTGAAGATTTTACACCAAAGTGTGCAAGAATTGATTCAATATAACGTGTACCGCCTCTTGCGTTTCTTTCAAGCCATTCTTGAAGTCTAAATGCTCTTCTTAATGAATTAATATCTGCTGCTTCTGCTGTAAGCTCTGAAGTCTTAGCTGTAAGTGATGCGGAGTTATCAATATTCAAGGTTGCTTCTGTAGTTCCATCGACTAATGCTCCAGGCTCTCCAAATTTGGTAGTTGAATACATTGATGAAACGTTAAGTGCTGAACCAGTACCTGCATCACGGGTTACGTTAAGTTGTCCCGATGTATATTCAATAGGTACATCTGTAAAGTCTCCAATAGGAATAGTTACTGCATCTCCTTTTTGTGCCCATGGTAAGCAGCTTGTAAAATAATCATGTTGCCAAGCTCTTGATTGAACATTGTCTCCAGTTAAACCACTAGCATTAAATAAAATATTTGGTCCGTCTACTAATGAATCAACTAATGATGTTTGAAGATTCTGGTCTCTATAATATTCATTCCATATCTTATTGTAAGCTGCTATACTAAAAGGACTAAAGATTTGAGCATTACGATCTGGAAATAGATATCCATTAGATTGTGCCTCTGTTGGTAAACCTAAATAGTCTCCTAATGATTTTACAGGAATTGAAATATTAGTTTCACCAGATAATTCTGCATAATAGGCATAAGGTGGTGTTACGTCTAGATTCCCTGTAATCCATTGTTCCCAATTAGGCCATAGAATACGATTTGGTACAAAGAAGTAGTGGGTGGTTACGTTTACTTTGTGCATAACTGGTGCAATAAGTGGTGCGAAACGAAGCATGGTTTCTGTGCTAATTCTTACTTTGTCTCCTGGAACGCAGTCCATGGCACATGTTGGGTATAATCCTCCCATTTTAAACGACATTTTCACATCGTGTGAAAGGTCGAATACGTTGCTACCGATTTTCGGTAGCTGAATCGAGTTAAATAAGTTTGCTTTTGCCATTATAGTCTAATGCCTCCTCTTTTTACTAAATAAGTGTTGTTTCTTTTACGGCCATAGCCTCCTCTTTTGCGGCCTCTGCCGCGTCGTCTGTTGTAACGCATTGGTTTTGTTTGTTTAGTGAATTAATATGAATAAGGGTAATCTGTAATAGTGAACATACTGAATCTAATCTACTAAGAACAACAGCATGGTTACTCTCGTTTTCTAGTACATTTTTTCTAATATCATCAATTAGTTTAATGATGTCTTTCTTCATCTCCTTAGATGTGTTATCAAAGTACTTGTTTTCTTTTTGCATTATCTTAAATAGTTAAATAGACCCATAACTCCTGGTTTAAACTCATTTGGTACAAATTTATTAAATCCATTCCAAAAATTTGGGGTACCAATAGCGGGTTTTAATATATTATTTACTGCTGTTCCTATCATTCGGACATAAAAGGGATCATTTTTTGAAATACCTAAGGCAAGCATTTGAGCTTCTAATTTTTTTAAGGTACCGTCTTGTACAGCATTTCTATAATTTTGGTTAATAAGTTTTAAAGTTGCTGCATCATTAATGTTTTGAGTAGCCATATTTTTTACTCTTTGTACTGATTCTGCTACATTTTGAGAATTCATAATAGCGGCTCTTACATCTGAATTGTTTGTAAAGTTAATATCCGCCTGTAGTTTATCGTTTTCTAATCCTGCTCTTCTAATCATAGCATCCAAGTTGGCAGATGCTAAAGTATTAGATATTCCTTGACCTTCTGTCCTTTTTACCTCTCCTGCTGCTTGTGCAGCTTTTAATACTGCTTCTTGTTGGGAAACTGTGTTAGCTACTTTTAAGTTGTCGTATTGAGCTTGTTTAATCTTTGTATCAAAATACCCTTGAACCAATCCTGTTCCTACAGATCCAAAATCTGGTGTTCTAAATTGAGCTGACTGAACATCTGGAGTATTTATGTTTTGAGCAGGTATTACTGCTCCTGTTTTATCATATAGCATGTTAGGGTTTAGTCCTGCACCCTTTAATCTTGCCATTTGTGATTCTGGTGAATTGTATTCATTCTGCATGTTCCAGAATTGAATATTGTCTTGTTTTGTTTGTTGGTACATCTCACGGCTGAATGCTCGTGATTTTCTGTTTTGTGCGCCTGTGGCGGCTGCTCCGCCTGCTGCAGATAGTGCTGCTATTCCGGCTGTTACATAAGGCGCTGCGGCTGTTGCCGCTGCTGGTGCTGCTGCTACTAGTGGTATCATCGCTTTTTTTTGTTTTATTTTGTTTAATTTTCCACCCGCGTTTATACTCTCGCAAGCTTTCGTTTGTACTTGGTGTCAATTAGCACTAATATATCAAGGATTATTAGTGCGTTTGGCCTCCTCTTCGAAGGCCTTTATCCATTGCGCCTTTGGTTTGTTGCCGTAGGGCCACGTTTCGGGCAGTTTTTCCGTAGTACGAAAAAACTGCCCTCTTGGTTGTTTTTTGTTTTTATAGGGGGGGGTATTAAAGCGCATTTTGTTCTGCTTTTTCTTCTACGAAGTTTTGGCTATCGCTCGTTTGCGGCTTACGTCCTGCGGCACGTTGTTGCTCCGCTAGGGAGGTTCTGTGTTCGCCGATTTTTTCTCTAATATATCTAGCATATTCTATACGCTCCATTGGGTCCATTCTGCTAACGTCTGCAAATTCTTCATCTTCTCCGTAATAAACGGGTGTAAAGGTTGCTACTGATTGACCTCTTGTATATCGTTGTACTAGTTCTTGTAATGACAATGTCATATCTGGTACTGTCTGTGATGGAGACAAAAAGGATTTTATCTCCTGCTCTGTTTTCTT